TGTCTTGGGCTTTCTAAGTTTATGTTTATGTTCTTCGCTTTTAGGACCCTTGTAGTTTTCTCTATTAATTTTAGGTTTTAGCATATTTTGTTTGTGTTCTTCACTTTTTGTCCCTTTAAATTTTTCTTTTGTTTCCTGTGAGTAGGGTTTTCTATTTGGAAATTTTCTTCCTTTATTTGTAGACCCGTTTTGTATTTCAGTAGAAACAGCTTTTAATGAATCTATAGCCCCTGCGACATTAGCATTTAACCATTTACCATCCTTGATGTTTATACGCTTCAATACCCTTTCTTCCCATATTCTAGCTTGATCCGATGTTTCAAAAGTCTTTCGTATTTCAATAATATCAGGTTCGCCCTGTTCCTTACGAAAGGCCGAAACTCTTTTGGATGATGTAAAATGCGTCCGCCAAAGATCGTCAGGGTGACATCCTTTTGCAAAACGAACACCGTAATACCAAGTGTTTAACTTGCTCCATCCTATGAGATATGTATATGGTACGTAACAATTATTCACGGACGTTTATCCAATTTGTTCAGTTTTTCTTCAATCCAAGCATCATTTATATCATCATCTACTGTTATATTTCTAGCAAGTTTGCTAGAACCGTCTGAAAGGGGTATTATTTCATCTATAGATACTTTTAAAACTTTACCAAAAAATTCTATATCAACCGTAGCATTAAGAGATAATGCAAGATTCTTGATAAACTTGTTACGAGCCTCGGATCTTACTAGAAAGTCTAGTTCTGTCTGATAATCCGACTTACAATAAATCTTGCGAGTAACATCGTCGTATTTGAGAAGTAAGGCTTTAATGGAAAGATCTGCAAGATGCTTTTGTTCCATCAGTACTGCAGTACTAGTAACCTTTCTGACGGGCCCGAATAGACCTTCTAGAACTAATCTGTGAGTTTGGGTATTATCAAGAGTGCCTGTAAACCCAAATCTGTATACACAAGACTCTAGAGAAGTAAGAATTGTTGTGAGAGATTTCGACTTGAATAGATGAGCTTCGTCTCCTATTACAACGTCAAACTGTTTGAACCACGTTTTAGGTAGCTTGTAGATAGACTGCCAAGTGGAACAGACGATCTTCTTGTCGGTATCTTTGTCCTCACCCGCCATAATCTTGTGAACTAGACCTTTAGGTAATCCATAGTCCTCAAAATCTGAGACCATCTGGTGAACTAGTGAGGTAGTTGGTACTATGATAAGAGTTTTCTTACGATAGTACATGGTTAAAAGATAGATTATGAGTGACTTGCCTGAACCCGTCGGCGAAAGTAAAAGTCCTCTTCGTTTCCGAACTGAATGAACAAATGCATCTAGTTGGTAATCTCGGGGTTCATGTTTAGGTTTTAGCTTGGTTATGAACTGTTTTGCTTCATGTACTGAGAACTCTGTATCTCCAAAATGACCATCCAGTACAAGTTCATAGTTTCTACTGTCACAAAACTTTTGTAGTTGATCTAGTAATCCAACGTATAGGGTCTTAGTCATCAGATTCGCCAATCTGACTTTTCCATCCCAAATCTTATTTCTGTAGGCTGGGGAAAACTTAGCTCCAGGAACATCAAAAGTGAAGTAAGAGGAAATCTCCATCATGATCCCGGGATCACAATCAAGCTTCAGATATACTTCATTTAACTTCCTTACTATAATAGTATCCATTCACACTTCCATGTTACCCACCAGATAGATATCTCATATAATCAATTGCATTCTTGATAATGAAGTTTCTAGTCTGTATTGTTTTGATGATTGATTCGATGAACTCAACCTTTTCGGATTGCATTCCAATCTTCAAGGAATGTTCAATCAACTGCTTATCGGCTTCCAAATACATGGGAATATCAGCCTTCAAAATAAGACCCTTAGGAGGAAGTTCCCATCCAAGCTTCTTGGTTTCCTCTGTATGTCCCTGGCTGTAAAACTCGTGTTTTGCCAGTTTAAGCATCTTATAGTCTGACTCAAGCTTTCTAAGCTTTGCTCGTTCAGCAACTAGATACATGTAGTATTTATGATGTAGTTTAGGAATCTTAAGACTTTCATTCCCGAGATCGGTTTGATCAATCTCAGAATCCTTCTTCCATTCTTCAAATAGTTCTTCAAAAGTCATATTATTCACCGATGCAAATAAGACATACTATAAACTATTTGTTACTGAAAGTCAACTATCAAGTAATCTTCGTGATATCATAGGTTACGTATGCAAACGTAGCTGAGGCTTCTACGTAGTTGATATCGGTATCTGTAGTGGTAAACTGAATGCTTGACACGGAGATTGGAAATGCATCCTTGAATACAATCTCGAAGTTTGGATTTCTTTTACTCGTCAACAGAGTCAATGAAATGTCTGACTTTAAGCTTTCACCAGACGTCTTTGATGCTTGACTTAGCACTCTGCGCTCTGCAAAATCTCTTTTACCCAATGCTCTTAACCAGGTATGGAGTTCTAGATAGTTCTCGAGATCCTCATCCACCTTGAATGTAATCGAAAGTTCATCGTATTGTAGATGATCACCACCTTGCGGAATTCGAATCAGTGGATTTTCAGTATCAACTCGAGGCATAGAAAGCCCAGGTAGATTTACGTATTGAAGAAAAAAGTTGACTGAGGGTGCTCTCTTCAGTTGAAATAGAAAGTTTACGGGAGACAGAAAGTTTTTATTAGTTACATCCATATCAACACCTCATGTTTAGCAATATTATACAATAAAAAGGTCTACCCTTTCGAGTAGACCTAGAGTGTAGTTTCTTATTAGTTACCGGTATTAGATATATTTATATTAACTTGTTTTGTCATAGATCATTATACCAACAATCTAACAAAAGTCAATCATCTTTTTTCCATACGTATTTAGCATTTCCACAGTCCCAAATACGATCGTAGTTTTCTAATCTCATAATCTCCCATTCTGTTAGTTCTGGGGAATATGATTGAAACTTTTTAAGCTTATGTTTCTGAAATGCCACCCTTGAATAGAGTTTATTGACATTGTGCTTATAGTACCAATAATTGGCTGGAGTATCTTTTAATCTACTAAAACCACAATTCAAGTATACAGAACCTTCTCCGAATCTAAGATCTGAATATGTAATAATAGAACTAGGATTGTATAGCACTCGAAAGTGTTTAAACAATTTTGATGCACCACCGACGACGGTTAATCCTTTCTTCACCGTCATTCTAACACATTCCCATTCAAAATCCTTATTGAATCTGGACTTTCCCATCGATAAAACCATGAGCAACTCAGTTCCATAGAATAAGCCTAGATGCACAGATGCTAAATGATGTCCATGCATATGATATTGATCATTGAAATCTTTGGCTATAGCAGAATCGACTGCTTTTACTCTACACAATCTCGCGTGAACCTTGTCAGTCAAACCTAACTTACTTCTTATAATACTCAGCACCTTATCAGTACAATCACTCTCGAATATAGTTATAAGTTTATATCCCTGCTCAGCACATAATCTAAGTTTATTCAAATGATATTTACTGTCTTTTTCACCGTAGAACTCAGAATGCCAGTAAAGCCCGCAATATTCTATTGCTAACTTCTTTTCATGGCAAACCATATCAAGTTCATAAGGATTTATTACAGTTCTGTCCGAGGCATTCCAAAGTAAAGAAGGATTTAGTTGTTGAACTTTTTCAAATAACAGTGTTTCAGCAGCACTTCTTTGAGGCTTAATCACCTGTATCTGGTATTCCTTGACTAATCTTTTAATAGATGTGCCACTGAGATCAAAAACTCTTTCTAAAGCTCGCAGATTTTTACTTTTCGAATATTCAGACTCGAATTGTTCCTTAGTAGGAATCAAGGAATCCCAAGCCCTTTTCTTGCCATCTTTACATGCCTCTGAAAGAGTTTTTCTTGGAATCTTATATATCTCTAACCAAGCATAGATTGTCTGTTGACCAACTGAAAATATTTGTTCCAGCATATCAATAGAACACTTGGAATATAACTCCATTAGTTCTTCTTTAGAAGGCACCTTTTTATCTTTTACCTGATGAAGTTCCTTTGTAACTTCACTCAATGTCTTTAAACTGATGTTATATGATTTGAGCCAAGATCTTACAGTAGGACTAGTAGTTCCATACTGACTAGCAAGATTTCCGAGTGTCACACCCGGTTTATAATACTTTGCTTTTAGTTCTTCCGCCGGTGGTTTGGGTAACTTTTTACTCATATTATTCCATCAAATGTTTATTGCCAATAATATATTATCCCGAAAAAAGGTCAATAGAAAACCCGGGAAAGTTTCCAATCCCGGGTTCAAGTATGGCTAAACCATTGATTTTATTGAATAATCAGAGGAGATTATTGACAATTACTCGTCTATAGTAAACATTCGTGTTAATAGCCAGAGCGCCTGAACCAACAGTTAGACCCTGTGCGAATGGATTTGCTACCATACCGTATCTGGTCTTAAACCCGATTTTTGGTTGGAAGGTGCTCTGATCAATTGCTCTTACCATCTGTAGTGGTACATATGGGCAGTAGAACAGACCCGCGTCGAAGGCAGAAGAACCCTTATAACCAACGGTCAGGTAGTTACCACCGATTGCATATGGGTCAATGTAAACCTTCAGGCGACCATTCAGCACACCAGCAAAGGTGTTACCGGTGTCATCTACCTGCAGGTTGTTCGAGTTAAGAGCAGGGGTGTAATCAAGAACACCAGCCATCTGCAGAGCCGAAGCAACGTCGGACGAGCAGATAACGATGTTACCCTTACCTCTTCTGGTCTGCTTAGCAATCTGGTTAGCTTCACGCTCCAGTTGGAACATCAGACCCTTGAACTTCTCAACCGACCAACGGCCGCTCGAGTCTGTGTCAAGGTCGAATATGCCAGGAGTTGTTACGTTCTCTTGAGCACCAGGAACAGCGGTGATGTTGATTGTTCTAATAACTTCACGGTTGATTTCAGCAAGGATTTCAGCCGAAAGAATGTTAGCAAGCTCAGTCTCAGCATCCAGACCATGGATTGCCTTCAGGTCCTGAGCCAGTTCCATGGTGTACTCAGCCTTCAGTGCACGGCTCTTAGCTGTAACGGTAACCTTCTCAATTGAGAATGCCATCGAAGCAAACATTGTGTTGCCGTCGGAGCCAAGTGCTTCAGCTTGAGCCGTTGACATACCAGTACCAGTGTTATATGTATTAACATTGGTAAGTGGTGTAGTATTGCTTGCGCCAGGGATTGTACCAACAAACTTCTGACCGAAAGTATTTGCACCAGTTACAACAGACGAGAACGTTGTGTCAACTTCGTTGTAGAAGGTTTCAGCACCAGCCAGGGCATTTGTAGTAGTTGCGTTAGCAGCATAACGGCTACGCATTGCAAAGATAAGACCTGTAGGACCAGTCATTGGCTGGGTACCACAGATATCGTATGTAATCAGGTTAGGCATTGCACGGCGAACAAGGCTGATCAGAACTGGATCGAAGGTGTCAATAGCACCGGTACCAGCTGTCGAGCTTGAAGCACCCATGTTGTTTAGAGGGATGTTTGAAGGAGCCTC